TTCGCAGCGCGTCGTTCCGCAGTGCAGATCGGGAACGCAGAGAAGAAGCGGGCAGTGGTGTCGCGGAAATGCATGATTGCAGTCCCATCCTTCTGCGCTTGCTTCACTGCGAGCGTCTTCACCTCGCTGGGCCCGAGGGGCTGACCCGCGGGGCGTTAAATCTAACAGATGTTAGACCGCAGTCAAGCAGAATTCGTCGATTTTTTTCCGACCCGTGAATCAGGTAACTTTAGCCACTTTGCTAGCACGCAGAATGCTCGCGACTCGTCGGAAGACTTAACCGGGTGTCCCTCGTGTTAGCTTTGTTAGATTGCAATTAGTTTGATAGGCGTCTATCTTCTTTCGGTTTCACAGTCTCCTAGAAGCAGGCTACCACATCATGATTAAGAAGGCAACAAAACGAAAAGCGAGGTCTTGGAAAGATGAGTTTATACTCACTGCTTATGACCTCGCGCGTACTGGATTGTCGGACTCCAAGATTGCAGAGAATCTAGGCGTCCAGTTCGCGACACTTCGCGAATGGACCAAGCGTTACTCGCTGCTCGCCCTCGCGATCAAAAAAGGTCGCGAGATCGTCAAGGAAGACTCGGGGACAGTCACGTTTGCCGATTACGTCTACAAGCGACTGCCCAAAGATCTTCAAGAGCTTTGGGATGACATCCAAGAGTGTTCGCGCGAGAAGAACGGAATCAAGCGCATCGAGGCCCTTTTCAAGGGTCGCGGGCTGCGTGCTCGACAGCACCTTTTCATCCACGCCGTGACCGCTTCCAACTTCAACTTTTCGGAAGCGTGCCGCAAGGTCGGCATCAATCGCGAGACGTTCAATGGATGGAAGGAAAGGGACCCAGACTTCGCTCGTCTCGTCGACGAGATCCATTGGCACAAAGGCAACTTTTTCGAGAATGCTCTCCTGACGCGCGTCAAGCATGGCGACCCACTTGCCATCATGTTCGCCAATCGCACGTTCAACCGCGATCGAGGCTACGGCAACAAGGTCGAGGTCAACGTGACAGGAAGCGTCCAGCATGTTCACACTGTCGACGTCGAGGCTCTTCCTCTCCCACTAGAAACGCTCGTCCAGATTCGCGAGGCAATGCGTCTGCAAGAGTCGCGGCGAAAGCCTCTTGAACTGATCGAGGTCAAGGCAATTGAAGAGGACGAGGGATGAAGATCGACCGCAACGCACTGATCCGGAAGATTTGCCAGCTTAGCTTTTATGAGTTCGTGAAAGAGTTCTGGAAGGTCTCGATCGCGGAAGAGCCTGTCTGGAACTGGCACATCAAATTCCTCTGCGACGAGCTCCAGCAAGCAGCGGAAAGAGTCTTCCGCAGCGAGCCTAAGGAGCATGATTACATCATCAACATTCCCCCGGGGACAACGAAGTCCACCATCTGCTCGATCATGTACCCCGCGTGGATCCTGACACGCATGCCGTCCGCCCGCACGATCTGTGGCAGTCACACGGACACGCTCGTCCTCGATCTCTCCAACAAGTGTCGTTTCATCGTCCAGAGCGCAGAGTATCAGGCGGTCTTCCCCTATATCAAAATCAGAGAGGATCAGAACACCAAAGGCTACTGGATGACAGAGCAAGGAGGCTTTCGTTTCTCGTGTACTGTAGGTGGAAAGACCCCTACGGGCTTCCACGGCCACTTCCTCATCGTCGACGATCCCATTGATCCGCAGAAGGTCTTGAGCGAGGCGGAGATCAAGGACGCAAACGAGTGGATGGCGAACGTCATCAGCAACCGCAAAGTTGACTCGCGCGTCACGGTCTCGCTGCTAATTATGCAACGCTTGCACCAGGACGACCCGACGGGCAATCGACTCGCGAAGGGCGACAAGGCAGGCAAGATTCGTCACATCTGTCTGCCCGCAGAGAAGGGCCCGAACATCAAACCTGCCTACCTCAAGGCAAAGTACAAGGACGGACTGCTCGATGGCACACGACTTCCTAAAGACGTGCTCGGCGAGAAACGCGAGTCCATGGGCCCCTTCGGCTACGCTGGACAGTACGATCAGAATCCAGTCCCTCGTGAAGGCGGCGATTTCCTTACCGAGCGAATTCAGTTCGGTCGACCGCCCGGCAAGTTCCTTCGTGTCGTGCGTTACTGGGATAAGGCTGGCACGCATAAGGGCGGAGCTAGAACGGCTGGCGTAAAGCTCGGCATCGACAAGGACAAACGCATCTGGATCCTCAACGTCATCAAAGGACAATGGGGTCCCCACGATCGCGAAAAGGTCATCGTGCAAACTGCGAAGCTCGACGGCAAGGACGTCATCATCGGCATCGAACAGGAACCCGGATCAGGTGGCAAGGAATCCGCTCAAGCGACTGCTCAAAGGCTCATGGGCTATCGCATCCGAATCGACAAGGTAACAGGGGACAAGCGAACACGAGCAGAACCCTTTGCCCATCAGGTCGGGGCAGAGAACGTATGGGTTCCACGTGGCGAGGAATGGCTCGTCCAGTTCCTCGACGAGATGCATTATTTTCCTAACTCAAAATACAAGGATCAAATCGACGCGGCATCAGGCGCCTTCGCCACCCTCACTACGAAACTCCTTCGCTACGGAGCACTATGATGGATCATCGCACTCCTAACTGTCGCTGCTCATGGATCGATCGTCAGCACAACAAACGACATCGGAAGCCCACGATCGGGCAACTACTAGGGACCCTCATTGCCGCATTCGTGCTCACTCTCCTTTGCCTTAAGACAGTGAGAGGAGAGCCTATCCTATTAGATCACATGGACGAGATCATCGTGGTTCATTATGTCGATACTACCACGCAGGAGTACGAGGATCAGGAGTTCTTCTTTTATCGCAACGGCACCTTCATTGCCTGTCGTTATCGGCATGCGCTTTATCCTTATCCTATAGTCCATTACGAAGGCAGCCTCATCCGACTCACATGGCACGATCATACCACTTGCGGTCGATATGGGGCCGTGCTCCGCAGCGTTGCGGCAAATAGAATTCGAGGGATAACTATGCCACTTCCTTGTTTCGATCATGAGAAGCGAGGGCTTTGGGCGATGCGTCTTGCCATGCCAGATCTCGAGGTGCCGCAATGAACTTCGATCTTATAGCCACTGCCCGTAAGTCTCCGCCTGATGATTGCGATCAAAGCAGGTGGCGAGATTTCACGGACTACATTCACACGCGATCCCCAGGCAACAATGAGCATGACGCGCGTCGTCGTGTCCTTCAGTATTACCTCAAGAAAGGCTGGCAAGTCAAAGCGATCAGATTGCAGAACTCGGACGACTGATCGACACGCAAGTAGGCTGGTGATATAAACGCTAGCCCGAATCACTATCGGTTTTCAGTTTCCTCAATTTCAAGGAGTATCGAACATGGGAAATGGCCCTATTGCAGCGAAGCACAATCCTTTCGCGTCGCGGGACGTCGTAGGACTCGTCGAGTTCACTTTCGGAGCGGAAGGCAGCAATATTCGCAACGTCGCGATCCAGCTGCAAGACGTGAAGGGGAACGACCTCGCGGTGCGTGCAAGCGTGCTCGTCTACTTGAGCGATGACGCGGAAGGCGACGATCTCACGGCAACGGCTGCCACGAGCATCGCCATCGGAACGGACGGCGTGGCGATCCTGCTCGTCGCAGCGAAGGCCTATCACGTCATCAGCGAGGTTGATGGCGACATCGATCTGGCGGTTGAGTACACGGGCGGCGCCAAGACGTGGTATGTCAACGTCATCATGCCGGACGGCTCGATCATCACCTCGTCGGCTCTGACCTTCGCCTAGTTTACACGCAGCTACGCTAGACGGCTTGTGGACCCGTGGGCCCTCCGTCTAGCGTGTGCTCGTTTTCCTACTCATCACAAGGACGACTCGCCATGGCGAAGCTCCCCAAGTCCCAGAAGAAAATCACGAACGCGGAGCATCTCGCAAACCAAGAGCGAGCCGCCCGCATCGAACTTGTCCAGAATGCGATCTCGCTCCGTCGTGTGATGATGGAGCAACTGATCGACCCGAAGCGAGACATCGATAAGGAGTGCGGCTATCCTGTCATCGTCACTCCTGAGATGTTCCGAGGCTTTTGGCGACGCAACGGCATCGCTCGTCGTGTCGTCTCGATCGAGCCTTGGGAGTGCTGGAAAGTCACCCCTGAGGTTTATGAGATCGAGGACGAGGGTGAGGACACTGAATTCGAGAAGGCTTGGAAGTCGCTCGAAAAGAAGCAAAACATCTACCACTACCTCGAACGCGTCGACGTCTTGAGCGGCTTGGGGCACTACGGCATCCTTCTGATCGGCTTGAGCGATGGGGCTGAACTCGATCAGCCGGTAGCAGGCATCGACGAGACGGGCAAGACGAAAAGGGAGCCCAAGCCCAAGCCCGAGAAGACGCCCAAGCCCAAGCCCACTCCAGGGCTCAAGCTCAAGACCCCGCCCGCCGAGCCTCTCGAACCTGACCCCATGCCCGAAGCTCCTGAACGCGAACCCGAGGAAGAGTTCGCCCCTGAGGTTGAGGTCATCTATCTGCGTGCATTCGACGAGACGCTTGCCCCGATCGCGGAGACGGATCAGGACCCCGCATCTCCACGCTACGGGCAGCCTACCTTCTACAATTTGAACTTCGCGGACCCTCGCGTGCTCGCCTCTGTCCCCAACCCGGGCGCAGGGACGAACATGCAATCGAAGCGCGTACACTGGACGCGAGTCCTTCACGTTGCCGACAATCGCACGACGAGCGAGGTCTTCGGGACGCCCCGCATGGAGGACGTCTTCAACTACCTCTACGAACTCAAGAAGGTGTTGAGCGGCTCAGGCGAGATGTTCTGGAAGGGTGGCTATCCAGGCTACTCTTTCGAGATTAGCCCCGAGGCAGCAGCGGACGGCGTGACGATCGACAAGGAAGCGACGCGCAAGGAGATGGAAGACTTTTCCAATTCGTTGCAACGCTACATGGCCTTGATCGGGGTCTCCGCGAAGTCTCTCGCTCCTCAAGTCGCGGATCCCACGCAGCACATCCTTGCCCAGATCGAGGCAATCTGTATCGCGAAGGCGTATCCCAAGCATATCTTTATGGGCTCGTCGCAAGGCAAGCTCGCAAGCGCGGGGGAGGATGCAGATCAGTGGGACGATCGTCTGCGACGGCGGCAAATGCGTTACATCTCTCCCATGCTGCTCGCCCCGATGGTTCAGCGTCTCATGGATGTAGGGGCTTTGCCTCTCATCGAGGAACCCATCATCGACTGGCCTGACATCAGCAGTCCCAGCGACGACGAGGTGGCTGCCACGGCCCTCAAGGTTACGGAATGCATGGCGAAGTTTACTGGAAGCGATGTGCAGTCGCTTTGCCCACCCAAGGAGTTCTTCATCCACGTCCTCAAGTGGAGCAGCGAGCAAGCGGACGCAGTGCTGAAGGCTGCGGAGAACTTCATTGCCGAGAACCCTGACCTTGATCCCTCGAACCCCGCCCATCCCGCGCATCCCGAGAACCCTGCCAACATTGCTCGGCAGGAGAAAGAGCTCCAGATGGTCGATGCGCAAGCACAAGCGAAGGCGAAAGCAGCCCCGCCCATCTTGAAGACTAAGAAGGCATAACGTCTGGAACTGATGACGACGGACGGCCAGATCATGC